CCTTATATTTATACATCAATCTGAATCTTCCCAAGGGTAAACTACCCATCTATCATCATTATACAGAGTTGTTGCTACATATTCAAGCTCTATCTCTGCTTTTTGGTGTAATACAGCCCAACGACTATGAGGAACAAGTTCCTTAATTTGTTTAATCGTTAGGCCACTATCGCAGATGTCATCTACAAATATAGTTCCTTTTAAATTTTTATTAAAATCATTTGCCTTACGGGTATCTTTGAACTCTCCATCTCTTGTTTGCCATTCTAAAGGTTCAAAGCCAGCACCCAACCAATGAGAAAGCATAACACCTGGTATTAAACCTCCTCGAGATATTCCTACGACTTTATCTATGTCTTGATCTTTTAATTGTTTGTATAACTTAAAGACCATTTCATCTACATCATTCCAGGATATAAAAATTTTACCGTTCATAGTTTAATAGCCAATAATAGTAATATACAAAGTTGTACAATTATTACCAAAAATAATTCTACTGCTAATATAGTGTGATACCATATCCATCTAGTCTTATAAGCATTATCAATACTTAGATCGTCTGGATCTGGTTCTTTAAATGTGTCAATATCCGTTTCAGGATTTTGTTGCCATAATATTTTCCACCATTTCATATTAAGTACCCCAAGCATTGCCAAATAGATCTATATGTAACCTAGGACTAAACTTATATCCTGTGTTCATACAAGCATCTGCAACACCTCTTGCCGTTAAATGTTGTTGTTCTAATGTGGCTCCTTCAGGCATACAATAAACTTGATCTAAACTTACACCATTCTCTTTGTAAGTAGAAACAAATAAGTCTACCTCTTCAAAGTCTTCTATATCTCTAACGACAAATTTATTATATAGATGACTATTCAAAACCTTATTCATAGAGAGTAAGGATTCAGGATTAAGAGCCTCTTCTCTTGCCTCACCACTAATACTTAACTTAGGTGAGGTGCTCCATGTTACATGTACATCTGGTTCTGAATTAAAAAAGAATGCTAGTTCTTCTTTAACTATCTGTGTACCATTAGTTTCAAATGTAACATTTTTCAAGCCTACTTCCATACACATTTTAATTAATTCAGGCCATACTCTTTGCCAACCTAGTAAAGGTTCACCGCCTGTAATAACCAAATGTATATCTTCTTTCTCATCAAACTTTTTATTAGGTAGTAGACTAATAATATGTTCAAAGACTTCTTCTGTTGTCTTTGTCATTTGTAAATGTTTATATTTCATAGCCCAAGATGCAGAACTATCACAACCTATAGGTGTAACCGGTAGTTGATCTATGCTAGTATATGCCTCTGGATGATTTTTGTCTGCTTTAGGATCTGTATAGTAAGGCATCTCATCTGTTGCTATAAGTTTACCTCGTTCTTGTCCAAAGCCAGCGCATTCAAAGTTACAACCGAACACTCTAAGGAAAATGCTTGGAACACCTACGAATCTACCTTCGCCTTGTATGCTATAAAATGCTTCGCTGTATCTTAACTTTGCCATAGTATGATATTATATATGAAACCTGAACCTAATTTCAAGAGTCTTTTGTACCGTTCTTTGCTTCTTCTGCTTTAATCTTTTCGTCTAAGTATTTAGGACGGCGCTTAGGCATTTTCTTACCTTCATTCGCTTTATCAGCAGCTGCGTTGTCTGCCTCTGCTTGTTCAATCATATTTCTCATATAACTAAGGTAATCATTGGAATGCTCACTACCGTCTGCACTTTGTTCTAAAATTTGATCTATGTCCAAGCTCTTAATATACTTGAACTTAGTTTCCATTTGTCTTTTTTCTTTTTGGATACGCCTAACGAATGCGTAGTATGTGATTTGTGTAAAGTACGCAAAAGGATTTTTAGATTTTGCTGGATCAAAGTTGTCCATATATGTAAGACAGTTTTCAATACCATCCAAAATCATTTCATCTCTAAATGTATAATTTACAAAGTTAGATTTGTAAGCCAAGTGGTTTGCTATTTTAACAAAGCACTCGCCTATATAATTTGTTACTTGTGGCCTTTCTTCACCACTCTCTTCTGCTTCAATTCTTAACTCCCTATATTCACTGATCTTAGCAAGGAACTCCTTGTTGTCTATATAGTGAGCCGAATTTGGATCACGTCTTTTTGCCATAATATACTCCTAATGTATTTGTTTTTTCAGTATTGCATCTGCATAATCTGATATTGTTTCTAAATCTTCCTCGGTAGGTAGTTCACCTTTTTCATCTTCTAATAAACTTCCTTCCCACTTATCCTCACCAAAGTAAATATGTTCTACCATTCTCTCATAACCAGGTACAAAGTTTGCCTGTAGAGAGCCTACTGTAATAACATTCATTCTTTCAACTGTGAATATGTGTTCTTCTGCTATAGCTACCCAAGGTCTAAGATTAATCTGTTCTCCTAATATACTGCCCACAGGTGTAATTTGAGAAACTAATTCTATTGGGTGCTCTATTTCTACAATATCGTTTGACATTTTTATTTTGCCTACGATTGTAGAGCCGTCCATTAATTTAATAATACTTATTTCAGACATCTAATTTAACAAGTTTATAATTGAAGCCCTCTTCATTATAAATCTTGATCCTTTCTATTAAGTGGTTCATTGTATAGTTCTTTTTAGATTTCCACGACAAATCATCACCAATGTCAAAAAGATTACAAGCAACCTTATTGTCTCCTTTACGGAGGCCTCTTCCTATACTTTGTAAGTTTCTAATTCTACTCTTACTAGGTGAGGCGAACACAATATTATGAAGGTTCCTTATATTTATACCCGTGGAGAATGTTCCGTATGAGGCAATTATAATAGCATCATCTTGTTTTTCTGTGATAGCTCTTATTTCCTCTCTAACTTCTGTATCTGTGCCACCATATACAAAGAACACTTTTCTATTGGCTTTAACTGCTTTGCTTATCATTTCATATAGAACTGTTCCATGCTTTTCTACATATTGAAATAGAACAAGTGTATTGCCTTCTTGTGCAACAGTTAAGTTTTTTATTATTTCATTACGATCAGGGTGTGTTACTATCCAATCTATTTCTTCTTGGTAAGTCATACCCTTAACTTCTTTTCTGTGTGCGTCCTTCCAGTTAATCATACAACATACAATTTTTAATGTTGCTAGTTGATTAGTATCCATTAATTTTTTAGTTGTAGTAACCTTATGTACCTGCCCAAACACACCTTCTAATACTAACCTATGTGTCTTTGTACCATCTAATGTTCCTGTTGTTCCTACTCTATAAGGTGTAGCAACAAGTTTGTTCATTAATGTTGTTAAAGACTTGGCCTTAAACAAGTGTGCCTCATCTCCATATACAACATCAAATTGTTCAAACCATTTTTTAGGATACTTGTATATGGATTGCCATGTACTTATTGTTACAGGGTATTCATTTGTTTTTTCTTTCCCACCATATATTCTATGACAGTTTTCAGAAACTCTCCAGCCATTCTTTGTAGAATAGTCTGCAAAATCTCCGTACATTTGTTCTACCAACGATGTAGTAGGAACAATAATTAACTGTTTCCTACTCTTTATTTGGTGATAACGAATAAGAGAATATATAATGAGAGACTTCCCACTAGCAGTAGGAGATAGGAGTAAAGTTCGTCCAGTAGTAATCGCCTTTGTAACTGCTTCTTTCTGATAGTCTCTAATCTCGATGTCTTTTCCATTTGCTTGTAACCTCAGTTCATTAGTGAATCGTTCAATGTCTATATCTTCGCCTATGTCAGGCATGTTTACATCTATATCATACTCTAAGGTGTCTGCAAACTCTTTCAAGTAAGGTAACAGCCCTATGTATAATTCTTTGTTGTATATGTTAAACAGTCTCGCCTTACCGTCCCATACTCTCTTCTTATAGAGAGGCATAAACCTAGCTCCTGGAACTTCGAAAGTAAAGAAGTCACATATTTCCTGTGCAGTACTTGCGTCTGTATCTATATTAATATGTACTTCGTCTTTCTTGGAAACTTTTATCAACTTTTTTTGCTCCTCGAGGTCGGCCAAATTTTTTGCACTAATAAGAGCCGTTTGTAAACTTGGTCCATTCAATAGCGTTTTTAATGTCAAAAGAACGGCTAGAAATCGACTTCATAACACCCTCACATAGGGTCATACAAGTGTTTAAATACTCTAATTTGTCCGTTAATTTTATAATATCCTCGTCTGTATCTAAGTAATCATTCATTTGGTTGTTAAGTGGAGCGTTGCCTAAGTATTGATCCCAGCCTAAATCATTTAATTCTTGTTGGCTCAATTCACCACGAAAATATTTCCATTTATTCCTTCTCATTTTGTATAATTCACTCTGGGCTCTTCTACATTGTAGTCTTAATGTAGTTAAGTGGTTGAGATACTTAGAATGTAGTTCTGGTATGCGTGTAGATTCCTGTCCTAGGTTAAGTTCATCAACCTTACAGTCTTCTTGCCACATTTCTTGTAATTCTTGTAGAGTTATCATAATATATACATTATAGACTCTGTATATGTAAGAGTCAACTGTTTGTTGTACCTTTTGGTATTATAATACTTCGATATCAAAGTAACTATACTTAAACATAGCTACTGCTATCATATAGTCTGTAGATCCTGTTACAATTTCAAAATCTAACCCTTGTAAACTGATAGGAAAAGCATCTACGAATCTAAATAGTATTTTTGCGTTATTGTTTGAGTCTAGCAATGTTAATGTTGCATCACTATATTGTCCCAACCCTTGTTGATTTTCAGGAGATATATCTGGGAACCTATATTCCTGTGTTTTTGTATATTCTGCAAATTGTTTATGATCTTTAGGGAAACCTAGGCCAACCAACCAGTCATATAGTTCTTTATAATTTTTCATGTCCTCTTGTATGAGGAATCTTATCATTAAAGTACCAAATTCTATTTTGTCTCCAGGATGGCCTATATCCACTAAAGGATTAGGTTGTATCGCAGGTTGTAAATTCATCTCAGGAATGTTTGCTGCGTTACAGAAATAACTTGTATTAGGAATGTTAGCTATTTGGAATTTAAATGCGTTAGGACGCAAGTAATCTAACTCATTAGGGTTAGCATTACTCCATGATGCTTCTGAAACATTCGTAATATTAGTTGTTGTCATCTACCTTGCCCTCTATATTTTTTATAAGATCGTTTCTTATGTTTATTCATCGTAGAAGTAGAAATTTTTACTTTTCTTCCTCTGCCTCCAATCC